ATTTTTATTTTTAGTCTATTCTAATTCAGTTTTAGTTTTCTGAAGTTCTTTAGAAACATTATCAAGCTATTGTGATGCCTCTTCTAACTACTATGATAATTGCTTAATTTTATTGTTTTCTTCTTTCTATTGTTTAATAGCTTTAGATACTTTGAATTTAAGATTAGATAAACTTTTAGTAGTAAGACATTCAAATATAATATCTGGTGTAACACTTCCACTCTTAATAAATTCTGGAACTATTGCTTTGATTTTTTCAAGATCTTCCATTACTTGTGTACTACTAATTACATGAATATCATAATCAGTAATAGTAAAATATTCTGGAAGTGCTGTAAATACTTGCTACTAGTTTTCTCCTAATACAAGTGTTCCAGTTAAACCATATTTCCATGTAGATTTAGCTTGATTTAATCCATCAGTAAGCATCTCACAAGTAACAAGATCCATTTGTTGATAATATGGTTTTGTAATTATAAATGAATTTGTAACACCTTGTTTAATATTACTTACAGCATCTCGCTATTCAATTCCATTTAATCTTTCTCTAAATACACCAGTAATTGAAGAAGTTGTATCTTCAACTTGCTAAATTGCAAGCTAAATTGCTTGTACAGCTGCCGCAGGAAGTGTATCATCAAACCCATTAAAGATTGTATTTAATGGTGATGTACCATTATCGTTTCTACCTTCTTGAGTTGTATCAATTAATTCAAGTCCACCTTTTTTGTATGCTATCCATTTCTAAATTCTTTCTGGCCATTTAACTCCTAAGAATGTAGGTATCATACTGAAATCCATAATTTGACCTTTAACACCACTATTAGCAATTAAAGTATCACGATAATAACAAAGAAGATCATATTTATCTTGCAATCCAGCACATGCTAATACAAGTGAATAAGGTTTGGTGCTTCTATTCAAAAATACAACACCATTAACACTTAATCCACAATATGAAGGATTATCAGAAGAACGTATAACTGTTTTATCAATTCCTTTTAAGATGTACATTTCATCACCAATCTTAATTGTTTGGTAGCGTTGCATTACAAAATCAGAATCAACATCAAGCCATTCAACTTCATAAACAGGAATCATTTTGAACTTTGTCATTGTAGTTGTATCTGGATGGCCTGGAAGTGGATCATCATAATTATGATGCATATCATCAATTGTAAGTGCATCAGTGTGAGATAAAAGTGTTCCAGATGAATGTTGACCAACATCATGCAATTCATCACGAAGTTTTTGAACATTCTCTTTGGTTAACTATCTTCCATATTGATTTAGGATTTGTGTTCTCGTCATCCACTTCCGAACTACAACTCGATATGAATCTTTAATATATATGGAATTTGGATTTCTATCAATAAAAGTATTTAATGGATCTAACACTTCAAAATCGATATTAGTTCCACTTGGTGTTTCTCGAACTCTATAAAATGTATAACCAGTAATAAGTAAATCAAGAAGTAAATGTCTTAATTTTGTTATTATGTCTGTCTATCTTGATTGCATAATATATTGTAAAACATTCTATGCTGCAATTTCATATTCAGATACAAATGACTAATTAATATCTTGTACTATTTTATCAAGTTGTTCTTTTATAGATTTATCAGTAATATCTTTATTATCTATAAATTTTAATAAAGAATTATTAAGATGTTCTTTTAAGAATTTAATAATTCCATTTTTAATCTTTAATTGCTTTTCTCGCGTAATATTACTAATAGTATCAGAATCTTTACAAGTAACTTTTGGAAGAATTGGAGTTCCTAAATATTCTCCGATTAATGCATCTACATGCTTTTTAATCATTGGTGTAAATTCAACTGACGTTGGGTTTCCAATTCCATAATTCTCTTCAAGATACCTATATTGTTCTGGATCACGTTTTCCAAGATAGTAATTATACGCTTTCTATAATTCGTATTTGTCATAAACTAATTCTGATATAGCATCATTAGTTTTATCAATCATGCTCTACTCTGACAACATACATTAAAATTATTCGGTTTAAAAGAAGTAGTATATCGCTATGTTTGGAAATATTTTGCAATTAAGAAACTTTTATGCCGTAACTCTTCTCTCATAAATTTTAAAAATTCATTATCTGGAAGTTCTGCACTTATAAATAGAGGATGATATTGAATATGTTCAAAGGCTACTTCATATCCAGTTTCTAAATCTTTAATATGAATCGGAGCAATATATTCTTTATGATATAAGGATTTGATTATATCTCGGATCGCTGCTTCTAATTCTGAATGGGTCATACGCTTCTCGTTCTGTTCTATCGTCTGCATATAATACTTCTTTATTATCTTTTTTAGGAATTACACCAAAATGAATGTAACCTCTTTCATCTTTCCAATATCCAAAATCTTGAAATTCTGTATCTGTATCATTCTATATTTTAGTAGGAACTCGTTCAGTTAATTCTTGATCAGCTAATTCAACCATACCAAGAGCAGCAATTATATCGAATTTACGTTTATTCTCATCATTATATCTTTGAAGTTCATCAAGTATTTCTTCAAACCATATATTATGACAATAATCTTCAACATAACTAGCTATTAAATCAGTTTGCATATTAATGATAGCAGCTGTAGCAGGTGTGCCGTATGCTTTGGTTTTACCATTTTTAATATCAGCAAGTGTTGCACGAGGACGTCTCATCAAATATCGTAATTGATGTTTATCTCTCATCCAGTTTATAAAGCCAACACGAGTTGCTTCAACATTCGTTTTAGCATTATAATATTTAATTAAACTTAATGCATATTTATATGCTGTGTTAATTTCATTAGGTCTATCTTTGTATATTGCAACAATAGTAGGTTCTTGAATACCAAATGCACGTTTTTTAATTACAATACAAAAGTCAGATGGATCAGTTGTAGCATTAGATGTTTGATTTTTTCCAATATCAATGCCATCAATTCCTGCAACATATAAATCTTGCATTTGAGAATATTTAAGTATTTCTTCTTTTGATCCATTTTTCTATGCTTCTCGCATCTATTTGGAATATTCATCAGTCCAAATTGGATGTTCAAGAATTTGTAATTTACTATTTATATCTGACTACCAATTAAAACCGACTACTTCATCAAGATTTCTATCATCATTTTTAAAGATATAATTTATCCTGCCGTGTTGAGGCTTCGGGCCGAGATGCTACAATTTAATTTTAGCAATCTAATCAGCAATGAGAGTTTTATTAAATTTATTATCACCTTCAAGAGCAAATGCTTCTTCAGCGTTCCAACAACGTTCTGCACATTTTTCTGCATATTTATCTGGCAGTGCCATTAATTGATCACGCTCTTCTTGTAGTTCTTTCTTAATTTTAGGAATGTCTGGAACTCCACGATTATCCATATATCCTTCTTTTAATGACTATACAAAATATGGAATAAAAAATGCACTTTCAATTGTAGTGCCATCACTTGTGTAATTGTGACGATAAGGCAATACTTTAAACGCTTTAGGATTATAATAAATTTTTCTTAAACCTTCAAGAGGTTTACCAAAATCACCGCCAGTACCTCCATATAACATAATTCCAACTGGAACTCCTTGAACTTCACAAAGTTCTTGACCTTGAATAATTGCTGTTGTTAGCCCTTCCCAAGAACCTGCTTCATCATATATAAGTAACTAACAACGTGGGCCTCGAAGATTACTAGGCTTACTACCATTAATTCCTTCAACATTAGCAATCCATCCTGTATCAACAAATTCGCCATCCTTTTTAATCTATGTGCCTGCTTTCTTAAACCATTTCTTATCATTAATAGTTAATTTGAAAAATCCTCCATCTGTTTCAGACTATAAATAGTTTATAGCATGATCAAACTTATTCCAAGTATTATCAAGATAACCTTCATTATGACAAGTTATAATAGTTCGGCTATTACGAATAACAGAATACATTCTTGCTGCAAGCGATGCATTAATTTCTGAAAATCCAATTGATCTAGCTTTCATTAATGCTGCATGTTTTCTGCATTTTCTTGCTAATTCAAGATAATGAAAGAATGTGTATTGCGAGACCATAAATTTAGGGAATCCTTCATCAAGCCCTACACCTGCTGCTTTTTTATCATCAACAACTGGTAATTTATAATAGTTAAGGAAAAAATAATTATCTCCAGTAAGCGTATAACCATTTATTGTTACACCATATTTACATTTGATATATTCATTCTTCCAAAATTCTCTAAAACGTTTACTTCCACGAAGAAATGAACAATAGTGTCCTGTTCGCATTTTTGTGTTTCTAGCTTCACAAAACCATTCTGGATCAAAATCTAAACCTCTAGTTTTAGTAATTGGTCTATATCCAGTAAGCTAATAAGATAGAGATGGATCAAATATTTCAACTTTTGTAGTAATTGGAACATCCCAAATAACATTGCCAGAATCATCAACTTCTGGCCTAGTTACTATTTGATCTTCTATTTCATCTACTACTTCATTAGCTATTTCAATATTATCAATTACTTCATTAGAAACTTCTTGTATTGATTCAATTTCTTTTGGTGGTGTTGTTTTCTTAACAGGTTTAATTGATTCCAATATTTCTCGCTCGGTTTCTTCCTCTGTAATTGTATATGGATTTTTAGGAATATTAGATCGTGATTTAGGCTTATCAGCTGATAATTTAACAACTTTAGTTATTTTCATAATATATTATTAAAAATCTCCAGGATCAAACCCTTCAACACCTCCACCACGAATCTATGATGTAGCTGATAATTCTTTTTTAACTTGATCTTCAAGTGTAACTAATTCTTCATGAACTTTATTAAGCATTGCCATTTCTTTCATTACTTTTTCAGCTTGAAAGATTGGCTTGCCAGAATTTGGATCTCTTTCATTAAGATCAACTATGTGTTCAAAATAATCAATAAACTAGTCAGCTGCTGTTTTGGCTGCTTCAAGTAATTTAATTGATTTATTAGAATCTTGTAGAGCTTGATATTTTCTACATGCTGCTCGAAAATCTGGATCGTCAAATTCTTTTTCTGTAAGTGCAGCATCACTTAATGATTCCTCATGTCTTTCTTGTTCTGAATAATCAGCATACGGACTTTTCCAATCAATTGCTAAATATATATAAGTAAGCTACCTAAATAATTTATCTTTATTTTTAGACTTATCATCATCATAGAGCTTTTTAAACTCTTTTATTAATAGTATTTCTGGATCATTCAATTCAATCCTGTTATTCACATTATCATATAAAAACACATTCATAAATCATACAATTTTATTTAATTTATAGAGGAACTGAATCTTCTTCAACAACTCTTCTACCTGGATTATAGTCAATTATTTTTTTTTATTATTGTATGGTGCTTTAGTCCGATCAGGAATCCAAATCGTCTTGCCATTCTTTTGAACATATTTTCCAGGTTTAGTGTCTTGAACTTCTTGATCATTAAATTTATTAGCTCTGATTGAATCAGTAGTAGCTTCATCTTGTCTTTTTAACTTTGGAGTTTTTTGGCCATTTTGTGTAAAATAAACTTTTTTAGATTGTTTCTTTGTTTCACTTTCTTCTGCTACTTCATGAGCTTGTTTTATACATTCTTTACATAAATGCCCACCTTGTTTATAATAATGTGCTTGCGTGCCTTCTGGACATCCAGAATAAAGAGATTTAATATAGCTTAATTTAGTTCCAAGTTTTGCAACTTTTGTATTACTATTTTGCATTTGTTGTGCAACAGCTTGAATCATTTGAGCCATTTGTATTGCTTCTTGATTTCCTTGTTTAGCTGCTTGTGCAATCTATTGAATGGTTTCGTTTGCTTTTTGATCACCTGACATTGCAGCTTGAACCAACTGTACAATTTGCTGCTCTATATTAGCAGTTCCACCTTGTTGAAATTTGTTTATCATAATAAATTATTAATCAATTTTAATTAAGTCTTTGGTACTCCATATTGCTTCTTGCAAAGTACCATTAGTTGTAAACCATCTACATTTAATACCTTTTAACTAATAATTCTAATATTGATCTTTAAATATTGTTGTTTCTTTCCTTACTACAACCATTTGAGGTTTATTAGGAATATTTTGTTTTAGTGTAACAACATCTCCAGGTCTGAAAAATATTTTATCACTTTGTTCCATGCTCTTCAATAAATTTATCCTTTCTAGCAGTAACACCATCATTAACTACTGCAAGAATACGTTGTTCACTAACTGCAACTAAACCTAATTTATAATAAGGAACAGGTACAGAACTAGTCATGTCATTATAAAATACAATATCTCCAGATTTAAGAAACTCACAACGATGACCTGTTTCAATTACCAAACCTGCTTTAATAGCTTCTTGTTCTTCATGAATTTGGCCATCTTCTTCAGATTTATATTCTGGTGTAAGTCCACCAAGATCAACTATTAATCCAGACTTTTTATCAATCTTAACTTGTTGGAATGGATTATGTTTAAAAGGACGAATAAGCACATAAGTGTACATTGGAACAATATCAATAACTTGTTTATTCTCTTCAAGTTTTCTTGCTTCATCTTCAATTGATTGCATATAAGATTCAAGTTTCTTATCCATTGCATCAACTTGTTCATTAAACTTACTAGCTTTTTCTCGTTTTAAAATTTCATCTGCACGTTCACCGTCAACCGTGAATATAGCATTAGTATCTGTTCCAACTACTTGCCTTGCAAGTTTCTCATTAGAATTTAATTCATTTCTAAAATTATTCATAAAACATTAATCATTTATTTGAACTTTTCCAATAGTTCATTTCACATTCTTCATCTTCAACTCTTAATTTGGATTTAAGCGGACATCCGCACATTCCACAAATCTCACCAATGTTCTTTATAGTTTCTTTATGCTTACATTTGCTACAAATTTTATATCTATAATTGTACAGTTTATCATTTTTACTGAATAATCTAAATATATTTCCTTTAATTATATTAATAAGATGTTTAGAAAACAATTTCTAAATCCATTTTATTACCATTTTAAAGCAGGACATTTTGCATTTTTATTTTTAATTTTAATAGGAATATAACAGCCACATCCTTTAATATATCCATCTTTTTTATATGTACTAACATCATTAGTTTTTGGATTTAGCCATAAATTTCCATTACACTATTCCAAGTCTTGATTATAAATCGGACATTTTAAGCATATACTGAGGCGTTCTTCCATAATATTTTTAATATACAATTTTTACACGCTTAGCTCTATTAGTTTCTAATGCTGTATCTTTCTTATATTGATTAAACATTCTTTCAACTTCAGTTTTTAAATAAGGAATATGATAAACTGTAAGATTATTAGAATGATCAATATGTATAAGTACAAGATCGTCAATTTCAAATTCTGGTTTTAATTGTTGAATCATCCATGCATAAGATGAAAGTTGAAGTGCATAATGCCAGTAATTAACATCATCAAGATTATTAACTGGAAACTTCATTTTAACGGATGAACGAGTTTCTTTATTATAATAAGATTTTTGTTCAATCTTCTCACAAGTTTTATAATCTCCTATGACAATATGATTTCCTTTTTTAACAAGCAAATCAATTTGACCTGCTAAACAAAACATATTATCTGGAGAAATATAATGTATTAGATATTCTGGATATATTGCTTCTTCAAGATCAAGATCAGTATAATCTTTTCTACATTCAAATGTTCCTCCTATTTCAAATTTCTTTAAACTAATTCCTTTTTTCTTTTTATACATTGTATTTTCAAACAAAGCATGGGTTTTAGTTCCAAGAATTTTAGATTCATCATTCTTTTTCTTCCATTGATCTAACACTTCTTGTTTAGCTTTATTAAATTCATATTTAGAAATATGATATTGTTCAAGCAATGAATCATCAAATTGTTTAGTCTTTAATAGAGTTGGTTTAATTGATTTCCAAATAGTAGAAGTAGTAATTTGTTCAATTGCTTTATAGGCAGACCAGAAATCTTTATCAAAAGGTTGAACAAATTTATCTATTAAAGTTGTTACAGATATAAAATGTTTGTTTGGATCTGTAACATCCCAATATTTATGCTCTATTTCTGAAAATGCAATATTACCATTTTGTTTAGTAATTTTAGTTTCTTTCATAAATCATTAATCATTAATAACATTATACATAATATTCAAAATAATTTTATTCTTTCCAATAATATAAATATATTTGTAATATTAAAAGAAAACTGATCTTTTTATAAATATTATTATTAAATAACATATATAATTATGATAAATTATATTGAATATTTCCGAAATGGAAACAAGATTCATATTAAGCCAGAAAATCGTGGAAAGTTTACTGAAACTAAAAAACGAACTGGTAAAACTACAGAAGAATTAGCACATAGCAAAAATCCTTTAACAAGAAAGCGAGCAATATTTGCTATAAATGCAAAAAAATGGAAACATTGATTTTAGATTAATTATAAATTTAATTTTATATTTTATGAGCTGGATAACTGAAAGTAATAGAATGAAACATTTTATGTATGCAATTCCAATAGGCTTAGTATTTACAATATTAGCAGTACTTGGTTGCGCATTTGGATTAGAATTTAAAGATAGTCAATATGGCAATAAATTTGATTGGTTGGATATAACTGCTACAATGCTTGGAGGATTAATTGGTCAAATTATTCAAATTTTAATAATATTATGGCTAATTTAATTGCAACTGAAGGTAATTGTGTAGCAGTATCTGGAATATCAACAACAGATTATGATTATGATAGATGTGCTACTTATTCACGCGCTTCTGATTTGGAGGCATATAGCGGT